CCTCAATATTTCGGGATAAAAATATTCAAACATGTTAGCAATTCCTTATATAATCTATTTAACAAAACGATAAACTATCTATGGTGTCCCAAAGGGATTTTTCCCAGAAAAATCAATTATAGAATCTGCCTCAGATTCGATATTATCATTATCTGCATATTTATCCTTAGTATCCTCAGTTGTATATGCTCTCAGTTTGTATGATGCCGAAGATGCTGAACCTACTATAACGTCACCATTTACAAAACTGCCATCAATTTTGTAGACATCAAGTTGATATGTTGAGGCATTCCACGATCTTACAATTGCTGTTGTACCACTGATACTTCCGGTAACTGTTTCATTATGAATAAATGTTCCTATACCAGATGAAGTTGGTGTAGAAATAGTAATTGTTGGAGCAACAGTATATCCTGCACCCGCATTGGTAATTCTAATTGAAGTAACAATACCCGCAGTACTAATATATGACCTAGCAGTTGCGTTAATGCCCCCAGCAGGAGCTACAGGAATAGTTACAATCGGTGCAGTTGCATAACCACCACCACCATTTGTAACCGTTATAACTCCCACAACACCATTTCCGATGGTTGCAGTTGCAGCAGCTCCAGCACCGCCACCACCAACAAATACAACTGCTGGTGCTACAGTATATCCATAACCAGGATTTATTAATTCAACTCCCTGTATTTTAGTTGATTGTGTACCATTACAATCAACAATATTATCAATAAAGGTTGCAATACCAACTGCAGTTAATCCTCCCGCAGGAGCTGATGAAATTGCAACTTGAGGAAGTGAAGTATACCCATATCCCCTGTTTGTAACTGTGATTAATCTTACAGCACCATTCAATATTCCAGTAACCGCAGTTGCCGTTGTTCCTATACCAACCAACTGAAGTGTTTGAGTATATCCACCACCAGTAATCATGGTGTCATCAATAGCATCAACACCAGTATTAAGTTCCTCATCTTCATATCTAAAGAGCTCACACTTTAATTCATAAGTATATGTTTTTTGCAATTGATAAAATGGTTGCTCATGCTCAACAAACTTAATTTCAAATATCCTATCTCCAAGAGGAAAATATATTAAATCCCCTTCTTTTGGTCTGCTTATAAGTTCAATATTAGGTAATGATTCTGCTAAAGGTGTTATATAAGTTTCAAATCTTTCTCTTGATATTGTAACTGTCAAATCTGTTAATGGTTGAATGCCAAATTTTGAAAGAATAGTTCCTTGCCCTTCATATCCATCATAAGTGTTTACATATGCTTCGATTGGATACGCATTATTAAAAGTTGATTCAATGACTTCTCTTATTACAGTTTTCTTAGTAACAAATTTTCTTGGAATATAATAAATTTCAACACCATACATTCTGATCTGTTCGTTAATCAAGTCTTGAATTAACGACTGTTCAGTTTTAGATCCTTGGAGAAAAAACGGATTTAATGCCATGTTTTTATCCTATCATGTCTAATGGAGGTAACTCATAAGTATTAGACATTTTCTCCATAATTGCATCTAGTTCTTTTTGTGCATCATCATACATCTGTCTTCCATTTAATTCAACACCACCAGGAAGTTTGACTCCAGTGAATTTCATCATATTCTGTCCCCATTGACGTTTGATGAGAGCTGTCAAATATGGTTTCAGAAAAGAATCATTCCAAACTCTGGAATATTCACTTGGGTCTAAGAGACGATAGCAATCAATAATTAAGTATTGTCCTACACTTACGCTACTCCAGTCAATATCTAAGTAAAGTCTATCTTGTCTTTTGTTAAATCTAATTTGCTTATCTGTATTTAATAAGAAGTCAATATCTTCAAGATATGTTTTTACCATTGCATATGTTAAAAGTTCTACGGAACCCCAATAGTAAATATCATTCAAAAAGAGTTGATATTTAATACTGAACATATTGTGGGTAATAGTATTTGCCCCATCAAATTTAAAAATTTTATTGACTCCAATTACAGAAGGATGAACTGGAAGATAATTTCCGTTTTCTTCAAATTTGAATGAAGTGCTATTTCCTAAGTTTTGAGATACTGTTGTAGTGGTTACTCCTACACCACCAGATCTAGCTCTACCTCGATCAATATCATCTTGTGTAATCTTATACTTCATGTACGTTTGATATACACCATCAAAATGACGCTCTTGAAAATACTGAACTGCATCATCAACAAGATCTTCAATTTGCTCATCTGCAACGTTGATTTCTAAAACTGGATAACCCAGTTTTCTTTTGCAATAATCAATTAGTTCTTGTCTTGTGCTGGGTTGTGCCATTTGAGTTCAGATAAAACTTCTTCTTGCTTTAAATATAACTTTGCGAATGACTTAGCGAGATTTTTTAATTCATCAATATCGCTTATACTATCTATATCACGAGCAACCTTTTCATATTCAAAACATTTATTTAAATTTGTTAGTTCAATACTATTTGGATTCATAGGTCAAAGCCCTCAGAAGATTTTTAATTTCATCAAGATCGTTTTTCATTCTACTCATATCATCTTCAAGTTTCTGAAGTTTTTGACCGTCAGATTCTTTTGCCATTTTTAAATTTTTATAATTTTGATAATCATTCATGTTAGTATTCAAAATAGCATTTGTAGAATTATCACGAACTAAGCTAGTATACCCTTCAACTTTAGAAAATTTTGTATTCATAATCACGCAAGAGCGATAACTCTTAAGTCTTTGAGTCTTGGTGGGTGAGCCATATCAGTTGATGCTCCGATCAATTTAATACTAAAGTATCTAAAATCTGTCAGATTATTGGTGGTGAATGTATATTCTTTATAATCTAAATTCTGACTCAGGTTAGCAAGATTATCAGTTTTTGCAATTTTAACATCAGATAAACCGTCATTGTTTGCAGTATTAATTACATTACCAAGACTATCAAGATTATTATATCCAGGGAATGGGTAATAGATGGGTTTCTCTGTGGGATCACCCAGAAGAGCGTAGAATGCCCTTAGATCGCTAATTCTATTAATATATGCACTTACAATAACCTTTAAAGAAGATGCTGGAACTTCAAGAGCAATTGGATTGGATGCATAAATAAATGCCGATGGATCGTCCTCAAGAGTAGAAACTCTAAAATCGGTTGCATAGTTTTCGATTGGACTATTTACCCTATTGCTAATAAAGATTGCAGATACTCTATCCAAATCAATAACTGGGGATACATTTCGGTCAAAAGTATCCATCTTAATGTTCAGAGTAAATGATTTATTTCCTGGTAGTGTAGTTAAAGCAGAAGTTTCATTAACCGATGCAGCTACAATTCTTGGTGAATTAAGATAATTGTTTGATGTCAGGGAAATTGGTTCATATCCTGCATCAATGTAAGATTCTTCATTTCCATCAACGCTTGAACCAGTTACTGTTCTAATCGAAGCAGAAAGACCTGTTCCAAGCAAGTTCATCGTTTGAATATTTGGTCGTATAATTTCAAAAGGAATGTTTTGAGTTGCATAAATGTTTGTTCCACCAGAAGATTTTGTCTCATTGATATAAAGTGGTGGGAATGAAGTTGAAACACTTCTATTAACTTGACCTTGTGGTAAAGATGCCGAATTGCCAGCAGAACTTGAATCAATTTTCAAATAGTAATAGTCAAGATCAAAAGGTCTTGCCGAAGAGAACCCAACATCTTGAAGAGTATGAGTTTTATTAATTCTTCTAAGAGAAATTCCATTTAACTCGTACTTAAATACTGGAGTTCCAGCAGTATAAGAGAAGGCTTTGGTCTGATCAATTTGTCTGGTAATTCCAGTTAAGGTATTTCCACTAACTCCCTCATATGCAATAATTTCGTCACCAATTAAAACATATCCGGGATTTGTTGATGCAACACCAACATTTTCAAATGTAGAGAAATTAGATGAGCTTACAAGTGTAATGCTTCCAGAATCCTCTTTAGCATATGCAGCGTTCAATGTTGTGGGAGTTATATCAGAATATGTTCCAGAAATAACAACGTTGTTATTTAAGGCATACATACCATGATTTTTATGATTTACCTTGATATGCAATCCATCAAATTCCTCAGAATCTACGGTTACATAACTTGCAGTTACCCCGCCACCATTCAAGTCCGTAATTCCAATTCCAGATACAACATATGAAATTGTACTACCAGCACCAGTAGTGAAATTGCCTTGAACTTTATCAAGAATTATTTCATTAATACCCGCTATTTGTCCAACAGAAAGTCTCAGATTAGATCCAAGAGTGCTTCCATTTAAATTGGATACGCTCAGAACATCACCAACCCGATATCCAGATCCTCCAGCGCTAATTGTTGCGGCTGTAGCAACATTTCCAGAAATTGTAATGTTTGCGGTTGCATTAACTCCAGATCCAGTTATATTGGTTAAAGAAACTCCATTATAAGATCCGTCAGAGTAACCAATACCGGCGTTTGTAATTGTAAGTGTATTAGTCGCAGATCCAGCAGCTCCAACATAATTGCCAGTTGCATTTGAATTTCTTTGAGAAACTGTAGTTCCAACAATAAAGTTTGTGCTGGTTACCGTAGTTCCCAATCCAACACGAATCTTTCTTGAATTCATTTCAAGAGGATTTTTTAAGAGATTAGCAATTTGTTTGTTACCAATGTTAAGTTGTGGATTATAGAAATTAATATCTCCAACTTTATCAGTAAATACTGCTTGATATAAATTAAATTTCAGATCTTCATATTGGCTTGGAGTCCAAGTAGAAGCGTTTTGTGACTTAAATAATGAACCTAAAAGTGGTTGTTCGGTCACAAAAATTTGTTGCGATTCTGGTAAACCTGCAGTTGTTCTATCTGGTTCACCGAGTCTTGAAATCCAGACTTGATATGAAGTTGACTCTGACAGAAGAACAACTGCATGTTCTTCTCCACCTCTAAGATATACTGGAGATGGGAAAGTTACTGTTGTGACTGCACTACCATCGTCAGAAATATTAACATTTATAGGATCAATTACAACTTCGCTAAATGGATAAATTTCTGTGGTTGGTAGTCCAAGTTTCATTGAACGAAGTTGTACTGTAACGGGCAGAGTATCATCTTTTGAATTAAAGTATAAATCAATTTTAGTTACAAACAATCCGTTTCCATCAGGAAGCAAGAATGATTGTGCTAAAGGATCCGGCTGTGGTGCAGGAGCTTGAACAACAATCGTATTTGTAATGAATACCGGTTGAATTCTTGTAACTTGAGTATTTGATGATGTTGAAGAGTTTGATTGAGTTCTTGAATCAGTAAGTGTAGTTGATTCAAAACGAGGACTTCTTACTGATGCAATAGTTTCTTGAATATTATTTACGAGACCTTGTGCATAGTAATTTACTTCACCCTCAGTGGAAACAGACCCCGGAACTAGAGAATTTGCTGAATTATTAGTTAATTTAAATGTCTTTACACCAGTTTCAAAAATTGGATTTGTTGGAACGTTGGGGTTTGGAATCAAATATGATCCAATTATTGTCCCTTGATTGTCAGAAACTAATCTGACATTTGTTATTGTTGCTTCTGCCCCACTGGTTAATCCCTTTAACTTAAGACCAGTTGCGACTCTGCCGAAAAATTGTCCTTGAGTCTGTTCAGAAAGACTTGCAACATCAACATTAAGAATTGTGGAAGTTGCAGAATAACCAGAAGCTAAGGTTCCGGCTATCTGTTGGTCATACGGAGTTCGAGTATAAACATCAGTTGGAGCATTAAATGGACCATATTTATGATTTGCAGCTGCGACTCTAAATGTAATTTCTGTTGGTGTAATTCCTGGAGTATTATTTTGATTAATTGGTGATGTTGCAAAACTTCCAGTTACCGTTTCTCCAACCTGGAATATTCCAGATTCCATTGTAATTTCAAGAAGTTTTGGAATAATGAATGAATTGACATCTTCACCATCAAAAAATGCATATACTTGAGTGAATGGTCTAAAACGCTTTGCAACAAACTCAATGTTTCTTGATCTCATGAATGTTGCAAGTTCAGAAGCAACTAATGCATCTCCTTGAGAAGTAGTTGTTACTTGTTCAGCAAGTCGTAATTGAGTTCCTGTTCTTCTTTGTTCCTCAGTTGTTGTAAATGTTGTAAATGTTGTAGTAGCATCTCCAGAATCTTCTACTCGTTGTGTAGTTTCTGTTCCCGACCACGTTGTTTCCCACGCATTCCAATTTACAGGACCAAGACCTGTTTGTGGATCAAATCCCTCAGCAGCTAATTGTTGTTGAGTTGCAGTAAAATTATCTTGCGATATAATTCTTGGATTCAATCTAACTTGATCAGTCCAAACATCAGATGATGGAGTTAACTCAATATTTCCAATATAATTGGTCACAAGATATGGAGTTACATTTTCAATTCTCGTAGCATATGGTTGAGATAAGAAACGAGCTTCTGTATAATCTAATGTGATAACCTGTCCTGTTCTTCTTACATTATTACCAATTAAATCTGTAACAAATCTTGAGTCTGCTGTAGGATCTACTGAAGCTCCAATTCCAACCAATGATTTTGATCCAATTAAAAGATCAACCTCAGTGCAATATGGAGATGGTCTTAATTCTTGATTTGTTGCGTCAATTGAATTTTTAATTTTTGTAGTTGTATTTTGTGTATTTAAATTTCTAAAATTATCAACAAAAAATCCAGATTTAAATCTATCCAATCCATTTACATCTCGAATACTTAATGATTGCGTATTTGCTTCTAAAAGATTTAAAGTTGTATATGTTTCTAGATTTTTAATTCTATCTTCAAGTCTTGAGATATCTTTCATTTGATATCTCTTATGATTAAGAAGTTGAATAGATGCCTTACTTACATCACAAAGATATGGTGGAAGAACTGCAGACGCAATTTCAAGTGAATCATCCAGTGCTTTTGGTGGTCTTGGAGTTTCTGCTGGATCTCCAGAAACGAGTTGAAGTGCTCCAGTTTTTGTGAGAAAAATGCGATCAATTCTTCCCAAATAATGATCGAAAGAGAGAAGAATTGATTCATCAGAAGCAAGAATATTTCTTCCAGAATTTTGTGATTCTGAAAAAGTTCTTGATAAAAATTCAAAAGGAGAGCGAGAACCAGCAGAAACAGAATACTGTGACACTCTTGGTCTAATATCTAAAATATCACTATTTGCAACTTTTCCTTCTATAGGAGCTATATCACAGTAATCAAAATTATTATATGAATTTACCGTAGTAATATCTCCAAGATCAGATGACCCGTAACTTGCAGATTCAAAAATAATCTTAATTTGTTTTGCTGGTTCTTTTGTTAAAGGATTTCTTACAATTCTTGAATAATCATAAATTGTATTTTTCTGAGAAGAATCTAATTTATAATTTTCAGTAATATTTTTATCAGATAAAGTAATCGCTGAAACTGCAGCTTCAATTCCTGTTTCATCGAATAAAACAGTTTCATTTGCTTGGAAAGACTTGTCGTTTAAATAAACAAAATTGATTTTCAAATCATTTACTTTAGTCGTATAAATTGCTATCGCACCAGAAGTTTGACCGATAAAAGTTTCTCCAATTAATAGGTCTCCAGTTCTATTTGTCGGACCCGTTAATGAACTAAAAGTAACCGAAGGTAAATTCGCTTCTGATGTAGTGGTAGATTCAAATACCCCATAAATTTTTGTTACATCTGGTACGTTCAGACAAATTTCTTCATCTTGTACTCTCGTTCCAAATGGAAAAGTTCCATAAGTCAATCCATCATTAATTGTTGTTGATCCAATTCCAGAATAATCATATTTTGATTTGTCTACAATTAATGTATTGATCCTATTTCTATTTTTAACTTTAGATTTTACATTGATTTTTCTTAATGTTGCAATTAATCTTGCGCCACTATCATTATTACCAAGACCTCGAAGTGTTAATTCTGAAGAAGTTGCATTAAAAGTAAACTTATCTGCTCTTAAGGTTTCAAAAGAACCATCAGATCTTACCAATACATATCTTTCTTCATCAAATGGTAAGAAAGTTTCATTTTCAGCTGCGGTTAATGTATTTGATTGATTACTTGTAATAGTAACCGCAAACTCCTTTTTAATAGTTAAATTTGATTCTGTAAGATCTACTGATTGTATGAAGTTTTTGGGTAATTTAGTATATAATGTGTTATCTATCGATGTTTGAAAAGTTGATCCGAGAATAGATAAATCACTTACAGTTTTTGCAGTAGATGGTGGGGAACCCTCACAAATTCCAGTTACTGTTGCAACTCCAGTCACAACAATAGAATTTTGAGATACACTTAAAACTTTATTATATGTTGGGACAGTTGAACCCGAAATTGTATACTGAACCAATCCACCAACTTTTACATTATTAGTAAATGCAAAATTACTATCTGCTCTATCCAGACTAATACTACTAATGCCTGTCGTAGATCTTGCAGTGATTGAAGCAAGTCCAACATTATAAGTTACTGTTGGAACAATATCTGCAGTAAATGATGTGGTTGAAGTGCTAACATTTGAGAGAGACTCAACATCTTGGATAGAATATTCGGTTATTGCTGTTGATACTCTACTTGTCCCCTCTACTCCATTGAAAATGAATTTTTCATTCGCTGCAAAAGAACCCTTTACTCCATAAGCAGTAATAATTCCTGCGTTATTAACATCAAATCTAAGATATCCCGTGGCACCACTTGCTTTACCTTTGATATGCACAGGAGTCGTAAGAGTTACATTTTGATTGAGCGTAATTTCAGTGTAAGTTTCTATATCAAATAAAGCAATATCCCACTGATTAAGATTTAAATTAGAAGTATTATAAGAACCAGATTCTAATGCATAATCATAAACTCTTGCAAGACCAATTTCCTTTCCTGAAAGAGCAGAAGATGCAACACCAACTCTAGAGTCTCTTAAAGAGACAATAAATGGATTTCCAAGATTTAAATTTGGAGCTCCAGTTGCTCTGTTTACCGTAAATGTAGGACCAGTTACATATGTAATACTTGCATCAGTAACACTCTTGGTTGTTCTTGGTTTTTCAAAATCCAAGAAGTTTGCAGATAAAGACTCAACTTCATATCCTTTAACAAATGCTTTTCCCGCGCCAATTTTATATGTTGCTAAACTTTCTCTTGGTGTATTGTTATTATACGTTAGTGAATTTTCTTGAAAAATTCCACCATTTCCCAGATTATTATTTAAAGTTTCTTTTGCAGTTACATCAAAAGGTCTTACATAATAATCTCCAGATTCATCTGATGTTCTTCTTGCAAGTTCCGTTGCAAGAACATTATATTGGGAAGTTGTTGTAGTATTTTTAATTAATTCGCCGTTTCTTATTTCCAATAATCCTATAAAATTATCTGCTGTTATATCAGTTATTTCTTTCTTACTTAATAAAGCTGATACTTTAAATCTATCTGCTCCTGGAGCTGCATAATTTGAAAATCCTTGTGCATTATCATTTAAAGTATCATCTTCATCTGATGTAACAGTCTCTTCAATTACATCAAATCCGACTTTACAACTCGTAATGTTTGAATATGGATCTAAAATTAAAGTCTGATCAGATACCTCAACAAAATACCCTCTTAAAAAATAAACTCCATTATTAAGAACTGCAGCTGATCCATTTCCTGTAGCATTGGAGGTTGTATTTGCAAAACCTTCTCCACTTTGGATTATTACAGAATTTTCTGTATATGCAGAATTTAAAGTTAGTTTTTCATTGTCAGAAAATGTATTCTGGTCGTTCAAACCAGAAGCCAAATAATTTACATACAAGGTAGTATGTTCATTTCCCAATTCATTTTGTGGTAAAACGTATACAATTTGAGCTTCTACTTTTGATTCGTCACCGGTAATTTTTTTGCCAATAAGATTATTGATATAAACACTAACATCCACTCCGAGATATGAATTTTCGATTTTAACAAATCTAAATTCATTACTATAACTTAATTGACCTGGAATTACTACAGATCCTTCTTTAAAAACATGATTACCAAATTTTTCAATCTGATCTTGAAGAATAGATTGAAGCGTGGTTAATTCTCTAGCCTGAACTGGATATCCAGGTTTAAACAAAACCTTATGATAATTCTTTGTAGAATCAAAATCATCAAAATATGGAGAAACGTTAAGATTAGTTGACTCTGGCATGATTTCTT